CTAATGTTGCCACATCTATCGGTGCGATAGCTGGTGGTTTCCAATGGGGACCGGTAATGGAAAGAACATCTATTACCAATGAAAATGATTTGGTGAAAGTTTTTGGTAAACCTGATGATATTACATCAGAGTGGTTTCACACTGCAGCAAATTATCTTGCTTATTCAAATAATCTTATTGTAGTAAGAAATGTTAAACCAACTGCTACAAACTCTGTTGTTGGTGATGATAATGCAGGTACGCCAGTAGATGTATATAATGCTACAACGTATGATGATGCTGCGGGCACCTTTAATAGTGCAGATCAATTATTTGTTGGAAAGTATCCCGGAATATTGGGTAATAGTCTAAAGGTTATAGCAATAGATAAAATTGGATGGGATGCTGCTAAAATTGCTTCAGACGCAAACACTGCAACAGGAGATCAACAATTGTTTATTAACAATTTTGATGCTACTCCTCCTAGTACTTCAAGTTCTATGAAAGGTGCAAATGGAGAAGCTTCTAGTTCTGCGGGAACTGGTAATGATGAAATGCATGTTCTTGTCATAGACGAAGATGGTGCTTGGACAGGAACACCTGGTTATATTTTAGAAAAGTTTCCTTATGTAAGTAAAGCCTCAGATGCAAAACGCATTGATGGCTCAAGTAATTACATTAGAACTGTTTTACGCAACGAATCAGCATATTGTTGGTTGGGTAATCAGAACGAAATCACTGCCGCTAGTACTGACAACGGTGGTGGAGCTCCTGAGAAGGATGCTGGTTCACCTATGGCAGGTGGCCCTTTTAAAAGACTTAATGGTGTTGGTAAAGAAATAATTGGTGGTTCATTGTCAGGTGGTGTTGATTCTAACCAACTTGATGATTCTGAACTTAAACCAGCATATACTCTTTATGTAAATCCTGAAGTAGTTGATGTTTCTCTAATAATGGCGGGTCCGAGTGATTCCTCTACGAATAGTGGAACAGGGAAACATATTATTGATACAATTGCATCAGTAAGAAAAGATTGTGTTGCATTTGTTTCTCCATCAAAAGGAAGTGTTGTATCTACAACGGGTCAGTTGGCCAGTTTAGTGACTGATAGTACTAATCTTGGTTCTTCCAGTTATGCAGTTATGGATAGTGCTTGGAAATATCAGTATGACCGATACAATGATGTTTTCCGTTATGTTCCAATGAACGGTGATATGGCTGGTCTTTGTGCCAGAACTGATTTTACGAATGATGCATGGTGGTCACCAGCAGGTTTGACGAGAGGACAGATTAAAAATATTGTTCGTCTTTCTTGGGAACCTACTAAAGCAGATCGTGATGCATTATACCAACTTGGTATTAATCCGATTATTACACAGACTGGTTCTGGTGTAGTTCTTTGGGGTGACAAAACAATGCAGACAGTTCCGAGTGCATTTGATCGAATCAATGTACGAAGGTTGTTTATTGTTCTTGAGAAAGCAATCTCAATAGCTGCTAAAGCTATGTTATTTGAGTTTAATGATGAGTTTACACGTTCACAGTTTATTAATCTAGTAGAACCTTTTCTCCGTGAAGTTCAAGGTAGACGAGGTATTACTGACTTTAAGGTGGTATGTGATAGTTCTAATAATCCTGGTCAAGTTATTGATACGAACAATTTTGTTGGTGATATTTATGTTAAACCTTCACGTTCTATCAACTACATCCAGTTGAACTTTATTGCTGCCCGTTCTGATGTTTCTTTCTCAGAAATTGGTGGATAAATCTTATAAATATATACAAACTTAGAGGAGTAAAATAATGTCTACAATTTCAGATTTTAAAAATAACTTTAGAGGTGGGGTTCGACCCAATCTATATAAAGTTGTAGTTAACGCGCCGATTATTGGGCAGTTAGATTTGCAGTTTCTAGGAAAGGCAACACAAATTCCTAGTTCTAATATATCTAATATTGATGTTGCTTATCGTGGTCGTTTATTAAAAGTTCCAGGAGATCGTAACTTTGAAGATTGGACTGTAACCGTTTTAAGTGATCCAGAGTGGCAAGCTAGAACATCAATGGAATCTTGGATGAATGCTATTCAAAATCATTCACAGAATAGAAGTTCTGTTTCGGCTACTAATGTTTATGGTAATGCTACAGTTTCACAATTAAATCGTGATGGTGGAGTTCTTAGGACATATCGGTTACAAGATATCTATCCTACAACCTTAACTGCTATTGAATTATCAATGGAAGCTGATGGTGCACCGGAAGAATTTGCAGTAACATTTGCTGTTAATAATTACACAGTTGATGGTGCTGGTATGGATGGTTCTCAATCTGGTAGTGGAATTGATATCTCACTCAGTGGTCCTCTTAACATTGGTGGTGTAACAATCTCAGGAAGTATTTAAAGC